GCCGGAGTGTAAAAACTCTCGTCAATTACCTGGACCTCTACTCCTGGTGATACTAATGCCATTTTGTAATCTCCTATTGGACAATGTTTTATTATATGTATTTACCAATATTGATTATAATCACCCCTGTTAAACCATTAAAAAAGGCACCAAAAAGGTGAGGTAAATACAGTATGAGACCATTATGTAAGTGCGGACAGCATCCTGCTGCTATAAACTATAAAAAAGAAGGTAGAACGTACTATCGTAAACTGTGTGAAAAATGTTTACGTAATGGGTTAAGTCATGGTATTCCTAAATGGAAACAAGCAGGATACGAAAAGAAATCAAATTGTGAAAAATGCGGCTTTAAAAGTTCTCATCAAGAACAGTTTAATGTTTTTCATATAGACGGTGATCTATTAAATTGTAGACCTAGTAATCTAAAAACTATCTGTGCAAACTGTCAACGCATACTTCAAAAAGAAGGAGTGAAGTGGAAGCAGGGAGATTTAATTCCTGATTTTTGACTTGACAGCTTGCATTCTTTCTGTTATTATAATAGAAAACTAACAGGAGTGTAAAGTGTCTGATATTGATTACAAATTTGATGAAAAAAAGTACATTGAAGAATTTCAAGCATATATTGATAAAACATATGACGGACATTACTCTACAAACAAATTTCAATCTACTGAAGTAATTATTGATCGAGGACACGGTACTGGATTTTGTATGGGTAATGTTGACAAGTATTCTAATCGCTATGGTAAAAAAGGCACAGCAGATGACGCTCGAAAAGATTTAATGAAAATTTTACATTATGCTTTGATTCAGTTATACATTCACGACAACGAACTTTAACCTATTAAAAACCCGTAGCCTGTACCGCCAGCAACTGCCTGACTAACTTCAGATTCAAGTTTTTCCATTTCGCTTTGTGCTTCTGCTTTTAATGCATCACCATTAAGCGTCGAGCCGCCTTGAGGACCAGCAATAGTAGCAAATTTTGAACGTGCTTCACCTAGCATATATTTGCAAGCAGCAAGGGTATAATCTTTAAGCCATTGCTTTGCAAGATAATCATCTAGTAATTGTAAATCAGGTCTGTAATTATAAGCATAAATTAATACTTCTTCGTTTGCTCTAGGTCTTTGAAGTATTGTTAATTGTTTACTTGTTGTATTCCATTTAAATTCAATAAAAGACCCAAACATACGTCCAACTAATTCTTGGTGCTGTGCAAACAATTCGTATGTTGCTAAACCTCCCATGTTAGAACTTGCTAACAGGTATGTATTTGTATATGCAAGATTGAATGGCTCAAACAATGTGCCGCCGTCGCCGCCACCTGTACGTGAACCTATGCTTCTTCTAAAGATTTTACGCACTTCAATTACTTCATTTGGTAGAATGTAATCATTTTGATCAATAACTAATGGCAGAAAAAGATATGATTCTTCAACACTATAATCACTGCGCTGTCTATAGCGTGTTAATGCTTTAGTAAGTGCAGTTTCATAATGAACCGGGTCTAGTTCAACGTCAACCATGCCACCACCTAACATAGCATACACATAATCAAATATCTCTTGTTTTTTAGTTTGTAAATTAGACATAGAAGTTCTCCGTAAAGTATTTATGCGATAAATATGTGTATGCCAAGACTATCTTTATATAAACCAGAACGTGGTAACGATTACGAATTCCTAGACAGACAAATCGAGGAAATGTTTACTGTAGGCGGAACCGATATTAATATACACAAATATCTAGGAGCCGAAAATCCTGCAGAAGGAGACGCTACTCCTGCACAGCCTCAATACAATGCTGTAAACGAAACAAACATACAAGATTTGTTGTTTTTAGAAAACAGAGATCGCAAATATGATGCAGATGTTTATAATACTAGGGCAATCTATAATATTCAAGACATTGATTTTGATTTGAGTCAATTTGGTCTGTTTTTAAGTAATGATACACTGTTTATGACTGTTCATATTCGTAGTATTGTAAAAACACTTGGTAGAAAACCTTTAAGCGGAGATGTAATAGAATTACCTCATTTAAAGGACGAATATGCTCTAAATGAATTAGATCTTGCACTAAAGAGGTTTTATGTAATTGAAGATGTAAACCGTGCAGCAGAAGGATTTTCGCCCACATGGTATCCTCATTTATATAGATTAAAGTTAAAACAGATATACGATGGTAGAGAATATAAAGACATTTTAGATTTGCCTGCGTCTGAAGATTCAGACAGTACACTAAGAGATATTCTTTCAACATATGAAAAAGAAATGCAGATTAACAATGCAGTTGTTCAGCAAGCTGAAGAAGATGCACCACTTGCAGGATATGATGTATCACATCTATACACAGTAGCATATAATGATGATGGTACAGTTGAGTTACAAACAGCAGATGAAACAGATATAGATGCAAGTAACCTAACCCAACTTACTTCTCAAGTAGACGGTAGACCAGATACATCAGGTTATACCGGTTATCTATTAGGAACAAAAGATGCCCCCAATGGTGCACCTTATGGCATGGGGTCGTCGTTTCCAAGAAGTCCTATTGACGGAGATTATTTCCTAAGAACTGACTTCTTTCCAAACAGATTATTTAGATATGATGGTACAAAATGGATGAAATACGCTGATAACGAACGTATAACACTATCAAATGATATTGCTCGTAAAACATATAAAACAAGATTTATTAATGAAACTGCTTCGAACGAAATAGGCGGAGAACAAGTAGATGTTAGACAGAGTTTATCTAAAGCACTAAGACCAAAGGCTGACAACTAATGCTATATTTTTATGATGGACAAGTTAGAAGATACATTACTCAAATAATGAGAATGTTAAGTAACTTCGGAGTTGACGATGGTACAGGAAACGGCAAAACTGTTCCTGTTATGTACGGAGATTTAACAAGACAAGTTGCAAACATAATAAGAGATAATAGTGAAAATAAACTGCCTAGTGCTCCGAGAATGGCTGTATATGTTACTGCCTTAGAACAAGACAGAGATAGAACAGGCGATGCAACTTATGTTAGAAAAACTAACATAAGAGAACGTGCATATGATGAGGATAATAAAGAATACTTAAATTATCAAGGCAAAAACTATACTGTTGAACGTATTATGCCTACACCTTTTATTTTAAGAGTGAATGTTGATATTTGGACTACAAGCACTGATCAAAAATTACAATTACTAGAACAAATTTTAGTTCTATTCAATCCTAGTTTAGAAATACAAACTACTGATAATTTTGTTGACTGGACAAGTTTGACTGTTGTACACCTTGAAAATATTCAGTTTACTAATAGAAGTATTCCTGTAGGTGTAGACAGTGAAATCGATATTGCTACACTAGGATTTAGTACTCCAATTTATATATCGCCGCCTGCTGCTGTGAAACGCATGGGTGCTATTACAAACATTATTACCAGTATGTTTGATGAAGAAAGAGGAACAGTTGATCTAGGAGAAACTATTCCAGAAATAAACGCATACGACGACTATCCTATTAGTGGTAAAACACAAAATGAACACGGTAGTACTGCACAAACTGATCTTGCAAGGCACAGTGCAGATGTAAACTATAAAACATACGGTGTATACATAGACGGTAATAACGCCCAGATAATTGCAAGAGGTGCTGTTGGTCAAACAAGTTGGCGAGCTCTTATTGAAAACTTACCTGGTACATATAGATCAAATCTAAGCAGAATATATCTTACAAATTTAGATACATCTAGTTTATTAACTGGTACTATAGGTATACACCCGTTAGACGAAACATTACTAACAATCAACTGGGATGAAGATAGTTTTCCTGATGACTCTATAATTACAAGTGCTTATGCAGAAAGAACAAGCATTGACGCTATAATAGATCCTACAACATTTAATCCCGATTCTACTAAAGTAGCAGGATTGCGTTTACTTACATTAGGTCCTATAGGCGATGTAAACAATACATTTGGACCAACTGCATGGCAGAACAATGACGGAAGCGACTTTGTTGCTGAAGCTAACGATATTATAGAATGGGACGGTACAAAATGGACTGTAATATTTGATGCATCCGAATCTAATGAAGTAATTTATATTACTAATTTAAAAACATCAAAACAATATCGATTTAAAAACGACGAATGGCTGCTAAGTGTTGACGGAGAATATCCAGTTGGCACATGGAGAATCGATCTAGACGGCTAACTATTATTATGAATAATATAGTTTGCAGTGGTGCTCTCTTTTATACTCTTGA